TTAAGCTTGACAAAGTCTGGATCTTATCAAATTGGTGTTTGATAAGGTCTTTTTTTATGTACGAGTCACTGCGTCGCTCGGGACTTTAGACCAACTTCGCCGAGACAAGCGCCGCCTTGTAGCTGCTGTGATCTACGAGGGTGTACACGGGTACCGCATTGGCAGTCTCTTCCCATACGATTTGTCCGTTTTCATCGAGGACATCCACGAGTTCTTCGACAACGAGTTCTTCGTCGTGTTCGGGAATTGGAGATTTAGATTTACTCGTAGTCAAGACGAACCATCGTTCTCTGGTACCAAGTGTGTATTCAGCTTTTTCTTCGTCACTGAGTTTTTCGTGGTCGTCAACTTCCAATTCAACGATCAATTTCTTGGATCTCTCATCTTCTGGAAGCGTTTTGTATTTTTCTTCACTCACTTGGGTTTCTCCGTGGAAGAACTGTTCTTCACCTCCTTCATTCTCACCGACTTCCTTTACATAGACGGGTGTCGTTTTAATCTTTCGTTGTGTGTCAAATAATTTTTCGTACGCACCGAGGTTAATATCTTGTTCAGTCACTCTCAAGTAGTATGTCACATTCGAGAGTTCCCTCTTGGGTACACGGATAGGTCGCTGTGCGGGCTCTGTGAAATCACAGTCTTGGGTCACCTTGGCGACGGTGGAGCTTCGGAGAAGGTCGTCACCCTGCTTTTGTGTGTAGCCGGGTGCCACATTTGAGGTGGTCACGAGGTCTCCGGATTCAAGGGGACCACCTATGTCTGTCACCCAAATTTGGGTGTCACCCTTCGTATCCACGAGGGTATCGTAATCGTTCGTGTCGGTCTTCTTCTCGGACACAACCCCGTACCATTTCTTGTCCATGTAGACATTCGAGAGGGCGACGATGGGTGTCGTGTTCGTCTTGTGGGCATTGGCATTCGCACTCACGACGAGACCCACGATGTTTTGTCCCCACGCATTCGAGACAGTGGTCTTGGACCGAGGGAGTTCCGTGACGATCTCTTGAACACCCTTAATGAGGTACGGCACGAACTGTTCATATTTGACTGATGGGGACTCCTCACCCCACACTGAATAGTCTGGATCTTGGTTTGGATCATCGCTGGGTGGAGGTGTATATTTTTCAACATCCCCAGCCGTTTGTGGAACTTGGACGATGTGCCTAAACTCGGGGGCACTGTAGTAGATTTCTTGGGCGATGAGACCCGATTCATGCGCCCAATTTTGTCCCGCGTGTGTCGGCTTGAGTGACGGTTTTTTATCATACTCTTCGGGTCTCAATTTGAACAGGGACTGTATGGCACCCGTAATGACCTTCTCGTTGTATTTGAGACGATCATCTGAGTAGTTGTTACCTCTGGACAACTCACCGGTGCTGTTATTATAGATGACGTACTGATTACCGGAGGCGAAGCGCATGCCGCCAACTGCAATTGAACCCCACGGTTGATTGTACTCCCCCGCGGCGTTGCCGATGGCTACGCACTGATAGCCTTGATTGTACCGACCCGCCCTGGACCCCACAGCGGTGGAAAAGTCGCCTTGATTGGACTGACCCGATTCGATCCCCACAGCGACGGAGTGGCTGCCTTGATTGTTGCTACCCGCCTGGCGCCCCACAGCCGCGCTGAATTGGTCTTGATTGCAGTAACCCGCTTTGTACCCTAGAGCGATGGCGCCGTAATTGCCTTGATTGGCGTAACCCGCTTGGTACCCCATAGCGGTGGCCCAGGAGCCTTGATTGTACCGACCCGCTTCCTTCCCTATAGCGACAGAGTCGGGGCCTTGAGAGGTCTGACCCGCGTTTAATCCAAATTTTGTTTGACTGGTAGTTACACTAACACCCCCCGCATTGGTCGCAAAAGTCGCATTGGTGGCGGAACCTGCGGAGGTCGCATAGGCCGTGGAACCCGCATAGTTCGCATTGGTGGCGGAACCCGCGGAGTTCGCATAGGTCGCGTTACCTGAGATGTTAGCACCAATCTGACCTGTAGATGAATTATATGTCAGGTTTTGATCTGTGAAGAGTGCCTTGTCTTCAGCGGCGTGACCATCCACGAAAGCAATGTAGTCTGTGTCGTCAGTACTGTCCCGATTAGTAAATGCAACTTTATTCGCAGCGTTCGCGTTGGTCGCGCTGGTAGCAAAAGTTGCATTACCTGAGATGTTAGCACCAATCTGATTTGTAGAAGAGTTATATGTCAGGTTTTGATCTGTGAAGAGTGCCTTGTCTCCATCGCCGTGACCATCCACGAAAGCAATGTAGTCTGTGTCGTCAGTACTGTCCCGACTAGTAAATGCAACTGCATTCGCAGCGTTCGCGTTGGTCGCGCTGGTAGCAAAAGTTGCATTACCTGAGATGTTAGCACCAATCACATTGTTCGCCGGATTATATGTCAGGTTAGAGTCTGTGTAGAGCGCCTGAGCACCAGTTGCACCCTTTGATAATGGAATGTAATCTGTTTCATTACTGGTTGTCTCCGTAAGTTTAACCTTATCGGAGCCAGTTGTGGAATTCAACTGACCCGTCACAGTCAACTCACCAGAAACTTCAACGTCACCAGCAAAACTTTGTATGTTGGTCGTCGCCATCTATTACAGTAACACTATAATTTTTTCTGAGGCATGTGAAGCGCGGAAACGCCCTGGTATGATATAATTTATAAGAAATGGGAAGCATCCACGAAATATAAATTAGGTATTTTTAGTATCCAAATGTAACAACATCCGTTGTACCTTCTGTGATTTTTGATACAACCCCCGAGCTACTTTGCGAAATGTATTCGATGAAAACATTGTAGTGTCCAGCCACGGCCATATTTGTCGTTGGCTTAAAGCTCACCGTTGTTGCCGATGTCGTCACAGTTGAGCTCCATGGGTTTGTACTTGCGCTACCAAATATCGCCTGTGGACCTTTGGCTATTGCGAGGGGTGTTCCACCGGACCAATTACCACCACCACACTCAAGTGAGAATGTACTGACTTCGTTGTCAGATTCCACGAGATGTGCCACAATCTTTGCGTAGAAAACGTGGGCCGAGAATGTAATTTTGATTGTTGAATTGGCAACTGTCTGACCAGAAGTCAAATCCCCTGAGTATGAATAAGTTTTCTTGGCGACCCCATCAGAGTTTATAATTGTACCACCCGCGACGTGTAATGGGGCGGATGGACTCACCGTCCCGATGCCGACGTTACCACTACCCAGTAAGGTCATAACCTCCGTTCGAGTTTCATATGGACTTGATGAACCTCCATCGTGAACCAGAAACTTCATAAAATTGTTCGCACCACCACTATTGTTATTCACTTCTATCGCGTGCGACCTTATATCCGAATTCCCCGAACGCCCTAAAATCAATTTTCCAGTTCTATTTACGGCACCCATAAGGCGTAACATAACATCCCCAGCGCCTTCCGTAGTCCCGCCATCCACATCGAGCTGATATTGTGGACTCGCCGTCCCGATGCCGACGTTGCCTCCAGATGTTACGTGAATGCGGTTTGTAAATGTTGTCGTTCCAACGTCCCAGTGACCAATTTGCAACGCTTCACCACTTATGACTGCTATGTCACCTTCGGAGCTACCTGCCCCCGACGTGAGGATCGCAGGAATATTCACTGGACCACACACGTCTAATAGAGCGCGTGGAGACGCCGTCCCGATACCAATGTTTCCAGTTGTGTAATAAATATCACTACCAGTTGTTGTCCATGGACTACCGGCGTATGCAACTCCACCTTGATATAAAGTACCCGTGAAATTTAAGTCCCCATTAACATCGAGTTTAAAAGAAGGTGTTAAAGTGCCAATACCAATATTACCACCACCTGTAGCAGTAAGATTTGTTGTACCGCCACCACTTGTCAAGAGTGATAGATTACCATCACTTGTAAACTCGCCTGACGCTGATTTTATTTTAGTAGTGTGTATATCAGCATTTGGAAAATTGAGTATGTGGGTTGCCATATTCTATTAGTACCAAACTTTATTTTTGAACTAACCAATGAAAAACCCTGTGAAAACATTGTTATCTGTACCAAATGTACCACCCTCTACCTGATAAACATTCACATAGTCACCCACAGACAGGTTCAAAACTGCGGATATATTACATTGTATATAGTTTGCCGATGGTGAGCTACACAGTGCATTTATGTTTTGTCTTGTACCGTTGATTGTAAAATCATAGACAGTTACATCGTTTTGATATATACCGTGTGCGCTAAAGAAATAATGTCCAGCCACTGGTGCTGTAAATCTACCATCAGAAGTTGTGTAGCTACTTGTATTATCTGTGTCAACCTGATTATAGTCTATGTCACCGGCACCAACTATGGTACCATCTGTAAGTCTCACGGTGAATGCGGGTACGCTAGTTTGTTTTGCTATACCACCAACTGTTACATTACTTGTAGTGACAAAACCAGTAGTTGCATTGGTAAATTGAACCGTATTAGATGATGTATTCCCGAAATCTGATACAGATTGTAATGTTGTGGCAATTCCAGTGAGTTGTGAACCATTACCCTTAAAGTAGTTTGCCACCACATTTCCGGTAGCCACAAGACCAACATCTGAATTGGTAAACTGAATTACATTAGATGATGTATTCCCGAAATCTGATACAGATTGTAATGTTGTGGCAATTCCAGTGAGTTGTGAACCATCACCCTTAAAGTAGTTTGCCACCACATTTCCGGTAGCCACAAGACCAACATCTGAATTGATAAACTGAACCGTATTAGATGTTATATTTGACACAGTGACAGCGTTATCAAGTGATGTTGTAGCTGAAACGATCACTGTATTAATCATTAAGTTTGTAGTTGTCACGTTAGCGACATCAATTTCATACGCACTAATATTTGATGTTGAATAAATATTACCACCCACATGAAGAGTGGCTGCGGCGGCGTTTGTGCCTATACCAATATTACCCGATGTGTACTCTAGATCATCACCATCAATAGTCCAAGGTGTACTGACAAATGGAGAACC